ATAAGAGACAGCTATTGTCTAAAAAAAGGAGAAGGGAAATGGATTACAAGACATTAAAAGAACTTAAGAAAGACGCAATGCGGTATAGATGGTTAAGAAGCACTCAAAACGAAGAGCTTCGGTGGACTGAAACTTTCGGTTGTGTTGACAGCATAATGGTCAGCGATGGTGATATAGGATCAAGCGCCCCTGATGCTGAGGAACTGGACAATTACATTGACGTGCAAATGTCAAAATACCCAATCACCTATTGCGGCAGAGAAGCCATTAAAGACGTGTTTGGCAGAGTGGCAATACAGCGCAGATGCGAATGCGAAGAAGATGAAGAGGACGATAACGATGATTACTAAAAGCGGCACAGACTGGCAACCAACAGATGAACAACTGCTAGGCTGGCAACACGCCTACCCAGAAGTTGACGTATTCGCAGAGCTTAACGTGATGGCTGTATGGCTTGACTCTAATGAGCCTAAGCGCAAGACCGAGCGGGGGATGCCCCGCTTTGTTAACTCATGGCTGTCACGAGCTAATCAAAAGGGTGGCAGTCCGTTTGCGCAAGAAGCCGAGAAAGAAACCGGCAGAATATCAATGAAGAAGTGGACTCAACTTGATGACTGCACTCACGACTTCATGCAAAGCGAAAGCTATCGGCAGTCATGCCTTGATCGGTTTGGTCAGTATGTAACCTTTAGCGGTGAGAGGGTGACGCGATGAAGGTTCGACTTAGTCGCAGAGATTTATTGACTGCTGAATGTATGGGTGCAGATACGGTTGCGCTATGTGAAAAGCTCATGGGTTTTAAGCCAAGACTTGAAAATGAGAAGCAGAGCAGAGTTGAGGCAAACATACTCGGCTACAAAGCGGAGATAGCCGTTGCTCGTTTGTTAGATATAGACCTTCCGGCTGTTAATGTGATGACCGATGGCGGTGTTGATTTGTGGTTCGACGACGTTTCTATTGACGTTAAGTTTACTAACAAAGAATACGGGCCACTTATTTTCGACAATATGACTAAGTTTAAAGCCGACGTTGCCGTTCTTGTCGGTGCGACGGATGACCCTTCCGTTATGAGAGTTAACGGTGCATACCCGAGGTCAAAGTTTGAGTGGGATTGCCAGCGGAAAGATTTTGGCTATGGCGAGAGAGAGTACATGGAGGCAGAAAACATCTACCCCATTGAATGGCTTTGGTTGACCCTAATGAAAAAAAAACACGGCGCGCAAAATGATGGGTGAATTCTGGCTTATAAAAGACCCGATAGAAATCAAAGACCGCATCAAGGCGTTTCAAGCGTTTCTCGAAAAAGAATGGTGCTGGGACAAGCCAGTGTCGTGGCAGGTCAAAGAGTACAAGCCACGCCGCTCACTGAGCCAGAACGACCTGTTCCATGTCTGGGTCAGGGATATGCTCAGACACTTCAAAAAGAAGGGCGGCTTTACTGGCACAGAAGAAGAAATGAAGCTGATGGTGAAGTACAAGTTCCTCGGCACAGAGGATATCGAGGTCGGCAGTACGAACATACCAGCGCAGGTTCGGCGCACATCGACGCTCGATCGTGGAGAAATGCTACAATTCATGCAACAAGTGGAGGCATGGTGTATTGATCTGGGTGTCAAATTGACTAAGCCTCAAAATTCGGAGTACAGCAAACTGGGAGGATAGGCATGAGCTTATTGCAGTTTTGCACAACCGAAAGGCAGAGAGAAGTAGCGAGCCGAGTAGATCAGGGCATGAGCGCCCGCGAAATAGGAATGGACCTTGGTATCAGTAGGACTACTGTTCGCGACCATTTAAAGGCTGTGCAAAAGAAAGCCAGCTTACAGGGTTACAGTCCAGAGCATGACATGATTCATACCGTCCCAGACGCATTTATCGTGAAAGGGGTGTCAACCCTGTATAACGATGAAGGAAAACCTGTTAGCCAATGGGTGAAGTCCCAGATCGACTCTGAAAAACAGCTTGAAATGATGCGTGAAGTCGTCGCCTCAATGTCTGAAGATATAAAGCCAGAAAGCCCTGTCCCCTCGCCAAACATTAATGCCGATGAGTTGCTCAATTGCTTCGTAATTACCGACTATCACATGGGCATGCTGGCAGATAAGGATGAGGTAAACGCGTCTGGTCAAACTGGCAATGGCGATTGGGACTTGAAGATAGCTGAAGACACGCTGGTAAACTGGTTTGCTGAGGCAATCAGAATAAGTCCAGAAGCGGACACTGCTATTTATGCACAGCTAGGCGACTTCGGCCACTATGATTACGAGCCGTTAACACAGGCGTCCAAACATTTACTCGATTCGGACAGCAGGAATTTTAAGATCGTGAGGGCCACGATACGAGTGACCCGTCAAGTCATCCGTATGCTGTTAGAAAAGCACAACCATGTGCATATAAAATGGTGTGACGCAAACCACGACCCCTTTAGTGCGATATGGATGCGCGAACTACTAACCGCCTTGTATGAGGATGAGCCTCGCGTAGTCGTCGATGACACCGCCGACACCTATTATGCTTATGAGTTTGGCAAGACGGCTCTTTTTTTCCATCACGGTCACAAGCGCAAAGTGGCAAACGTCGATACAGTATTTGCCGCGAAGTATCGAGAGGTGTTTGGCAGGACAGAACACGCTTACGCGCACATGGGCCATTACCACAGCGTCGATAAGAAAGAGACTAACCTCATGGTGGTCGAACAGCACAGAACTCTCGCTTCCGCCGACGCCTACAGCAGTCGAGGCGGATGGCTTAGTGGTCGTGAGGCTAACGTAATCACGTACCATAAAGAATACGGTCAGGTCGCGTACAATACAATTTCATATAAAATGATTGCTCAATGACTATGATTAACCTACCTATTCTTTCTATGCCGTTACCAGATGGCGGCTCGGTTGTTTGCAGGGTAGAGGCCATCATTGGCGCTACAAGCAACATGCGCAACGAAGAACTCACAGATGTGTACGTGGACGTGATGTGTCCCGAGGGCATTACTATAGATGTAGACATCGACTCGTTTACTCAGAGTTGGCTCGCGGCACTAATTACCCCTATGTCAGAAATGCGTGAAGATCATGGTATGCACTAAGTGCCATAAACACATGGTGCCGATGTTCACGGCTCAGGGCGGCAAGCTAGAAGGCTGGTCGTGTGACTGCGGCAATACAGAGAAAGCAATACTACGCGAACGACAATTTACTACAGAGACGTACTATGGCAATAAAGCGAACGAACGCCGATATATGGTTCAGCAAGGCTGTCAGACTTAGAGACGGCCATTGTTTAGTTTGCGGCACCGACCAATCGCTTGAGTGCGCGCACATCTACGGACGCAGGCGTAAAATTGTCAGGTACTCAATGGACAACGCTGTAACACTTTGCCATCACCATCACCGTGTATTCACTGAAAACCCCTTAGCCTTTGCGGGCTTTTTAGAGACAGAGCTAGGCGCGGGTCATTTAGAAATACTGACAGAAAAGTGCCGTGGCATCCTCAAAGAAAACAAAGCGGTACGCGATGAGATAGCCAAGCACTACCGCGAGCAGATCAAGCTCAAAGAGCAAGACCCTGACTATGTAATGATTTCCTATAACTGATTGCCCTCTTTTGCTATAATTACAACGTAACAGGAGGATGTTGTTATGTGCGTACAAAGCCAAAGACAGTTTTTTGCAGAGCGACACCACATCGTCGTGACTGACAAGACCGCAGAGCTACTGGCTCGATTGGGCAGAGACAAGGGCATCGGTGAGGAAGAATACCTCAAGCGCCTGTCACGTCATCCCAACGAAGACCACTTCATCGCAGAGATTGCCCGCCACTACGGGTGACTTAAATGTCACGATTGTCACATTGCCCGCCTTCCCCTAATTAATTATCAAAAAAAGATAACAAAGTGCTTGCAAGCGATAATGGTATGTGTAGATTAGTATCCATAGTCAAACATATGGAGAAGGGTAATGACTAAATACGTACATGAAAATTTTCAATTTGGCGAAGCGCCTTTCCGATTTATCGGTGTCTGGTCTGCGCCATCGCGCTCTTTGCTTGAGCAGAATCCATCTGCTTATAACTTGCAAATGCAAGCCAAGCCTAAATTTTGTCATTTCGGTTGTGACCACTGTGGTACTGCTATCGAGCATCATTACGTACTACGTGACGCCAAGGGTGACAAGTATTGCGTAGGTAGTTCTTGTATTGCCAAGGTTGGCAATGTCCTCAATCTTTCAGATGCAGAAGCCGCAGAGCGTAAGCGCCAGCGTGAGTTGCGACGCGCACGCGCAGAAGCCAAGCGTGAGCAGGAGCGCCTTGCTCGTGAGGCTAAATTGCAGGCCAAGCTTGCGGCAGAGCGCGAGCGTAATGGCGGCCTTACTG